GCTGTTATAGTATATTCTGATGATACCATTATGCTATAATTTTTGTTAATCCCTTTGCCATCGCTTCAATTTCTTGTGCTGATTCTAATGAATCACAAGTATCTTTATCGTCTCTCAATTCAACTACTGATGGGTGTAATGTTGACCATTCACCATCAGAATTTTGAGATAAACCACAACATTTAATTTCCACTATAGTACCAAATAACTTATCTTGATTTTCAGTAACATATTTCATTATAGCTTCATTCATTCCAGCTGGGTTGGTTCTTAATTTACCACAAGACGTTTCAACATTCAACGTTGATATTACATTCTCATTTTTAGTACCTTTAGTTCCATACTGAAATCCAGTAATTTTTAAATCAATACTAATATCCAATTTCATCTTCACTTGCCAGTTGGGTTTACCATCTTTCCAAGTTGCTTTTGGGGCTTTAAGTATCGTACCTTCTTCACCTCTAGCTAAAGCTTCTTGAAAATGAGTAATAGCTTCATCATAAGAATATACTTTTTTACGTTCCACTATTGAAATTCTTGTACAATCTTTTAAAGGGGTCTTATTATACAAATACCCTAACCTATCACGATATTCAATTTCAGATTTCTTATTGAAATAATCATCCAATGTTATTGAATCCCATACTGTATATCTAATCTTATCAACAGCTTCTTTAAAATTACCATGTTTATTGGTGAAGGCTTTTAATTTAGATTCACTTTCATCTAAGGTTCTTTCATTCCACTTCCCTTCAATATCAACAATTGATGCGATAATACCATTTGATGTGTATCTATCCAGCCCAACCATGGTCAATTCACCATTCAATACACCATCAGGAAATTTTGATAATTCTTTAACCAATAATGAATCTTCTGGAATGTAAGTTGTCTCACCTTGTCTAGATTCAAATTCAACTTCACCATTCATGATTATTGCGTTGGCATATCTTCCATCCATTTTAATATCACTATACGCATAACTATATTTCTTAAAGATATCTTTAGCTAATCTTTCATCATATGATTTAGCACCTTGATAAGGGGTCCTTTCAATTAAATCAGGAAAAATTTTATTGATGAATGTAGTGCCTAAACCATTTTTAGGGTCTTTATCTATAATTCTTTCAACAATATAAGCATCATCAGGGTGAAGTAATTCTAGAACTTCTTTAAGGTGACTAACCGCAGCATAACCTGTTAATTTACGCTCACTAATCATCTTTATTTCATGCAATGCATCTTCTAATGAATATTTAGCGTAATTAAAGGTATAATCTGGAATTTGTTTAATGAAAAACTTAACCCGTTTAGATTTAATCAAATATAAAACTCGTTTAAGTAACTCATTATCCTTATACTTACGTAGTACTTCCATTTTAGCGTTGTTACCGCCAGTTTCACTAATTTCGTCAAAAATCGCTTTAATTGTCATATTATTTTATTATTTATAACAAAGATACAAAATAAATTTGTATTATCAAAATATTTTAATACTTTATTATTCTTTCGTCAATATTTAATTTTTTTAAAAAACACCCTATCTCATCAGTTTGAGACATTTCAACTAATTTGTAATGGTATCCTAATTTACTAGTCCAACTTATTTCACACCCGCCAGAACATGGGCAAGATGTATATAAATCGCCATCAGATGTTTTAAAAAGTCTAGTAGTACATTTATGCACTTCTTTTTCTTCGACTTCTTCCAGTTTTTTATAGTCATCGATTGTTCCAAGGTATATATTATAAGGTAAAGAATAGTCAAATTCATCCATATCAACTATGATATATGTATCGGATTGTTCAAACTTATAAAGATACGATAAAACCCTTCTTTTAGGTAACTCTAATAATGTGTCATTATCTTTAATAGAATCTTGGGATAATTTTAACAAACTAAATTGAGTGGAATCAGAGATAAATGCCTCATCACCAATAACCCATAAATTAACTTCAAAAACAACATTTTTATTTAAAAGTTTACTTAAAAATTCATTAAAAATGTTATATAATTTAAACCACCTTTTTCGAACACCATTATAGGTGCCAGAAGACTTATAACTACCAACAAGTTCAGCAAATGCACCATCATATTTCATTCCCCATCCAATGCCACCAGCGTATTTTACTAATATTGTCGGTTTTCCCCATTCATAATCATCAAAAATAATAACTTCAAAACCAGGCCCTTTAAAAAGTTTATATGACCTATCTTTATATTTTTCCAATACCTTTATCATGACCTTAATTCTTTTAATAAATCATCAAATTCATCAAAATAATCCCTTGTATCAAATTCTTCTGGTTTTATTGTCATGAATTTTTTATACATTTCATTGCATTCTTGAAAATCTATAATCTTATGATGTTCTTTCAATTGAAGACCGAATTTTAATATTCTGAATGCATGGTACATGCTTTTGATAGCTGGTTCTTTATCACCGTTTTTAGAAGCCATATTAGCGTAGTGACGGCTATCTGATGCCTTCCTGACGATAGCTTTAACCATTTCACCAGTATTCCAATTGGTTACTTTAAATTGCCATTTTTGATAAATCACCCCATCTTCTGGTAATGATATACATTCCAATGCACCTATTTCATATCTGTTAATTGCGTCAATGAATCCACCTCTGGAATATACCACACCTTGTACGCTCCAATCAATACTGGATATTGCGTTATTTCTAAACGCACCGTTAGATAACATAGCTGATTTCATAACTATGATATAATCACGGTCTGAATCTTTTGTCGCTGTTCCATATACATGGGACCCATAAGGGAAAATAGCCAACACTTCATCAGTGATATCTAATTCCTTAAGAATTTCTTTAGCCAAATTTTCTTTAATAAGTTTCATTGCTATTTCTCGATTTTGGAGTGTTAGTTTTTCACCACTTAACATCTTTTCTTTTAACTCTTTAAGGTCTTCTTTATCAAACACTATTTTTATTCCTAATGCTGTTGCAATGTCTAATACTATATCTCCAATTTCATTTTTACCTTCTTTAATCTCTGAATTTGGGATGCGGCCTTGACCTTGTTGTAATCCAGAATGTATAATAAAAGCTTCTTTAAGTCTATCTTGCAATTTATTAACTGCTATTTGACTTTCATTTCCATTACCCATTGAATGAGCTTGATGGTGTTCTCTCATACTATATTTCCATTCTTAATTTCTTCACATCTATCTAATAAATCAATTTTTTCATCTAATTTTTTAGATACCAATTTTTTAGAATTATTACAACTTTCAATATTAAGTCGTAACGTAAATATAACTTCATTGGCAAATATTTTTATGGTTGGTCCCCATAAATAATATTTTTTCCTAGATTTAGTAATATTATTCGTTAAATAAAAATCTGTTATATATCCACATCCATAATCAGTTGAAACTAGCCTTAAATTATAATATAAATTTCTATCTCTAAAATATAATGGCTTTAATGTTGAATCTATCATCTTATATTAATTTATTATTTTAAGCAAAGATACTAAAAAAAAATGGAACCCACAAGGATTCCATTAATTATTTTGTAAACATCTCATATAAGTTCTTATCCGAGTAATTGAATATAAAATCTTTAACGGATTCTACCTTCCTATCCTTCAAAGAAAAGAATAACCCTGAAAATGGTTTAACGTTATATTTTTCAATCACTTCAAACACTTTCATTGCATATCTCTTTTGCTCTTGTTTGGCTATGTTCTTTGGTTTGAATTCTTTCAATTCACCCCAAATATTTTCTAATTTTATAACCAATTCATCATACTTGTCTTTCAACGTGTTGATTTCATCTAATCTATCTGGAAAAGTCGCACCATATTCTTCAACTTCATTAGCTTTAACGATAACCATTATGTGGTAAAGACCAGTTTTAGATTTCAAGTGGTGAGCCGCAACATAAGCTGGGTTCTTTATTTTGATTCTATTGAAATTAGCATCACATACAACATAACCTTCTTCAGTGAATGGCATACCTTCAAATGTTGCCATTAAATGACCAGCATTTGATGCATTTATATCATAACTTTGAACTACTGGCACCCCAATGATGTTATTAGCTTGGTACATTAATTGGTCATAATCTACTTCTTCTAAAGTGTCAAGATGTCTCATACCTAATAATACAACTCCTGAAATACCATGTGGTTTAACCACTATGTTATAAGGTGTCATAAGCTCAAAAGAGTATGTATAACCTCTAGACATGTTATTTAAACAGAACTTTCTATAACCATTAAGTGTATCCCAAAACAATTCAGAAAACTTGGTATTTGGTTTCTCATTTACTTCACCTTCACCTTCGGCCATACCAGAGGTACCAGCACACCATTCTTCAGTCACCCAATCCCAATATACTTGAATTAATGAACCATCACATTTTTCGAAAATCCATGCAGTATCCCAATCGATTTTGGATGCGTGAGTTTCAGCTGAATTAAAGAACTTTCTGAATGCCAATGACATTACTTTCCAAGTGTCTTTCTCAAGAACAAGACCTCTACAATCTTGTACTTCAGATAATGACATGTCAGATTCTATTTGACTGTATTTCAGTAAAATTTTGTGCCCGTAATCTTTTGATTTCAATTTGAAAGTAGCTATTGTATCTTCTAAACCAAATTCTCTTATGTATTCAACTATTTTTAATTCTTTCATTTTTTAAATGTTATTTTTATTTCACCATATTCTTCTATTGCAACTTCAATAACTTTATGAAGTTTAATCCATTGAGTTAGAGAGTCTTCACCTGTAAGTTTTATGGTTAATTCTTTAATCATCACCACTAATTATTCTTATTTGTTTAATGTTATTTTCTATCATTATATCTCTAAGTAATCTATAACCTTTTGAATATGTATAATTTAACAGTTGTTCTTCAGTTTCTATATTACTTAAATAAGTTGTGCCTAAAAATTCTTGGTCCCCAATATCGTCACAAGCTTTATTCCACCCTACTTTATTTCTATCACAGAATTCTTGAATTAAATCAATATGTTCTACCACCCTTTTTCTTTTTATATTCATCTTATTCTTTATTTACTATCTTTATATGCGTACCTCATTGATTTACCGTCACGAAAACCTTTGATAAAATTTTCCAACCTTCTTCTATTAAACAAAGACCACCATAGAACATTAAATCTCATTTTTAAAGGTAATTTCTTAAATTCAACCCAAAAAATTGGGTATACTTCTAATTTCTTACTCATCATTTTTATGTTTTCCTATATATTATGAAAATATTGTTTTATTGTTGCAAATATAACGATAATATTTTTAATATCCAAATATTATTAAGCTTTTAATAAATAAATTCCACGGTTTTTCTTTCTACCATCAACCGTAACATTATCCACATTACCAGCCTCAGTTTCATTAACCTCTACCATATCATCCCATATAATATCGAAATTCAATTTTTCAGCTAATTCTGGAACACTACTAACTGGGTCAATACCCCAATTCATAATTGTATATGTGGGTACAAATGCTTCACCACAATTTCTGTAATTATTAAATTGGTCAAGCATTAAAAATAATATTGTTGACTCTGGATATTTCTCTTTAAGATATGAAATAAAAGATTTAGAGTTAAATTTAGATGAGCCATAAGAGTCAACCACTATTAATCCCTTTCCACGCTTTACAGGTTGTTTAGCGAGCCAAGAATAAACATCAGATTTTGTTTCATCTTTAATAACATCAATACCTAAGCTTAACATAAAATTGATTTTATGTTTGGTTTCAAAATATGAAACACCAGTACAATTATTTGCACCAATAATTTCAACACCTCTCTCAATAATAGATTTTACATTGGAATAATCTTTGCCATCAAAAATGGTTGGGTCGCAAAATAAATTTATTAAAAACTCAGGTTTATTTGATTTCATAAAACTTTCAATCGCATCAACCTTAGATGGGTGCTCACAAATTAAATCAGTAGTTGTTGCTGAATAAGCACCATCAACGGTTGGTATTGACGCATCTGCAACATCTGTTGGTGATAGTTTATTTTTATCACCTATCAATATATGTTTTTGTAACTTTTCATCAAATTTATCAGTTGACATTGTGTCCCTTTTAAGGCTTAACTCAACTATCTTTTTAGTTTGAGCAGTAATACAATCATCAACATATTTTTTACCTTCAGGAGTTTTGGTTATTTCAATGATTTTTGGATTGCTATATGCATACCCAATACCTTCCTCAAGCTTACGGGATGATATTTTACCATCCTCAAACATTTGTTTAACTTGTTCTGGGTATTTTGATATTTCCTTTTTTTGCTCAATATCTTTTGTTGAAAAACCAAGTGTTTCAGATATTTGCTTAACCGTAAAACCTCTATCAATTAGTTTCTGAACAGTAACCATTCTGGCATAATCAGATAAGTTTGCTCTTTTTGAGTTGATAAGAGCATTTAAATAAATCTGTTCTGCCTCATCTAATTCTGGTACAATACAAGCGAAAATAATTTCATTAGGATTGGTTTTAACCAATTCCATATATCTTGTTTTACCATCTATGATAATATAACTTGCCCCATCCTTAATTGGGTATTTTGTACGGTCTTTAACCTCCATAGCAATCAACATTGAAATCTCAGAAAAATAACCAGTTTTTATGGATTTCATAACGGCTTGACTATCTTTTTCATTTTCCCTATCTACTCTAATATCAACGGTTAAATCAATATCAATCTCATTTAAATTAACTTCACCGTATCGAGCATTTTTAATACCAGTTTTAATGCTTTTAAAAAGTTTTTCTTGTTCGTTGTCTGTTTTCATTAAGTTTATTTTTAAGTTATTTTACAAATATAAGAATAATATTTGATATATGCAAATATTATTGTAACAAATTTCATTCTCATTCGTTGTAATAGTATGAAGACACAAGAAATAGACATATTACTAAACAAATATCTGGACGCAGAGACTTCGTTGAATGAAGAATCTATTTTACGTGACTATTTTAATAATAATAACGTTGAACCTCATTTATTACCATATAAAACAATGTTCACATATTTCGAAACAAAAGATGATTATGTGAAACCAATCTTTAAAGCAAAAACAAATTTAAGATGGTTAAGCATTGCCGCTTCTATAGTATTACTTATGGGAACGTATTTTGGTTATGAAGCTAAACAAAACTATGAAACACAAATAGCTTATAACCAAACTGAACAAGCATTTAAGTTACTAGCCAACAATTTTAACAAGGGTGCTGAATCTATGGCTTATTTAGGGGAGTTCAATAAAACAACAAATAAAATTTTTAAATAATGAAAAAATTAATTTTAATTCTAGCAATCGCATTATTACCATTATTTGGTATTGCACAATCAATATTTTCTCAATTTGAGGATAATGATAAAGTAACTACTGTTGTAGTTAATAAAAAAACATTCGAAATGATGAGTAAAATTACGGTTGACGACCAAGATGCTCAAGAAATGATAGACTTAATCAAAGGTCTTGATAAATTACAAGTGTATACAACTGAAGACGCTGTAATTGGAGCTGAAATGAAAGGTGTTATAGATTCATACCTAAAAAAATCTAAATTATCAGAACTATTAAGAGTTAACGACAAAGACGCTAAAGTGAAAATTTTCGTTAAAGAAGGTAGAAATGATAACCATGTAACTGAATTATTAATGTTGGTTAATGAAATAAAAGCTGGTGGCCAAGGTGCCCCAGAAACAGTTATCATATCAATAACGGGGGATGTTTATTTAGATAAAATCTCCAGCTTAATCAACCAAATGAATATATCTGGTGGTGAGCATTTAAAAACTAAGAACTAATGATAGTAACGATTAACAAAAAAGTTGAGGATATTACAATTCCTACCAACTTATCGAAAAGTAAACATCACTTATGGAATATAAGGAGAAGATATAGATAAAAAAAATATGACGTTTCCAAAAAAACGTCATATTTATAATTACATGGTATAATATAGTACTATGTATAACTAAATACTAAAACAATGAAAGACGAACTTTATTTTTACAACTCCAGAAAAATTGATACTGGAATTACTTGGTTATTATTTTTATTATTTGGATGGTCATATGGAAGTATGGGACATATGGGTAAACAGATTTTATTCTATCTAACATTAGGTGGACTCGGATTTTGGTTCTTATATGTACTATTTACATTGAACTCGAAAATAAGAAATTATAATAAAAAGGCGGCCCTCGATGTCGGTATATCAAACGATGATTTATCCAAACTTGGATTAATCTAATAGGATACTTTTGGAGTATCAAAAAAAGGAGATATAGGTAATAGAAGCCCCAATGGGGGCTTTTTACTTATTTATTCTTCTTTAAATGTTAATTTACTATATAACCAATCAGGTACATCAACGCTTTGTGTTTTTGGGTTATATTGACATTTAGATTTTGGTACCCAAGTTATTAATTTCTTACCTGTAGCACCATCAATAACTTCAATTAACATCGCTTTATCGGTTTGCGTTTTAACGCTACAATCAATTGTTGTATAACTTACTGATGTTTCATTCCAATCATCAGATGGAATGTCATGCCCCATATCTTCTGCAAAACTCATAATTAATATTTTAAGTGTTAAACCATAAACTTCATTATTAGCGTAGCTGCTATACCACCCCAACCATATATAAATAAAAGGAATCCACCATCTTCTAAATTAATTGGGATACCAAATACCATAATAAATTCAAGCCATGAATTATGATTATTTTTTTTATACTTGTTTAATTTATTTAAAAAACTCATTACCTATTAAATTTATGGTTAGTCCAAACAATTTCTTTAGTTGCTGGGCCACAATTAAGTGCTTCAGTTAATTTTTCTTTAAACTCTCTTTCTGCAACCTCTCTATACTGTTGAGATTCATTATCAAAATCCATAACCATTTTATAATAGTCAAGAATTGATGTGTCCATTTTTACGATTTGAATTTGTTTCCCCATGATTTAAATTTAT